TTCCAGATCGGAATACTTTACAAATTGTTCATCGGCCCAACTCAGTATCGCGTCCGGTATTTCTTCTAGCGAGAAAAGCGTGACTACTTCGCCCCAGATCACGCCGTTCCCCTCCCAATCGGCGCCGCCAATTCTTCCTCGTCGTCAGGCGCTTCGATTTCTTTTGTAACGTCGATGCCCTGGTATCCGCTGTCAGGATCGCGCGCCAGGCGTTCGCGTTCTTCTTGCGCGTCGAGCACGCCTTTGTCGATGTAAGTTGCCGCGCGCGTGGCTTCGTTGACCCTGACTTCCGCGAGTTCTTTTTCTGTGAGTTGGTACAGCGGATTGAACTCAAAACTGATTTCCGGATCAATCTCTCCGTACATCGAAAGCTGAACCACTTTGAGAATCGTCTCAATGGGCGCGCGGTAATAAGCCTCTTGCTGTGCCGCGATCCAGTCATACCAAATGCGAATCTCGCCATCGCTCGACGCATTCAATCCGGCGGGAGAAATGCCAGTCAGCACAATCGCAGGCATGCGCGACACCGAGCACATCTGCTCTTGCGCTTGCGCCTGCAATTCACTCAGTCCGCCAATAGGGACGGACAGTTGCTCCAGTTCTTCGCGGTCCTTGTCTAGTGCCATCACGCCTTTGTTGCTGCGCGTTGCAGTAAACAGCTTGATGCGATTGAAAAGATCGCTGCCGTCATCGTCTCCCGCAAGCACCTGGTCCATCGCAGTCTTGAGCACGATGATCGAGAAATTGTTGATCAGGTCCGACACGCTTTGCCGCGCGCGCAGCCAATTATTCACATAGGGTTCGGCGAGCTGACTCAGACTGATTCCGCTGAAATTGAAAGCGGGCTTCAGGATGTCTGGTACCCAGCGCGTGATGATTATCAGCATTCGGCTCGCGTGCCATTTGTTGCCCATCACCCACCATGAGGAAGGTTTGTAGAAATCCTCTGCGGAAGGATCGAGCGCATTGTACATAAGCGGCGTAGTCCAGATCGGTTCGACCACACGGAAGTTTTTCAGGCTGTTTTTTTTGATCGTCTTCGGATCGAGAATCAACGGTAATTCATGATCGTGGCCTTTCAAGTCGATCAGAATTTGGCCGCTACCAAAGAAGGCATCTTGCTCGGCCGCCAGACGAATAGTCTGTTGCACGCCCAGCCGTTTCAACTCCTGATCGATTTCCTTGACCTTTTTCTTCGTCGACTCGCCCGCCGTCTCGCTGCTGTTCAGCGTTATCCATTCGCGCGTCAACTCGGTCGCCAAACCGGAAGCCATATTCCGATACTCAGGACGCAAAGCCAACATCGAGAGGTACGGGTAGCCGGGGAATCCTCCGAAATCGCCGCAGTTATACATCGAGCCGAGAAGCAGATTCACTGAGTTCGCACAATCATACGGGCCGGCATCCATCGCAACTGTTGGCTTTTCGCCGCGAGGGACGACGCCGGGATATAACTCAGGGGCCTGGACGGGAAAGCGATTCGAGGATTCTTCTTTGGTCAGAGCTTTTACTGCGGCGCGGGCGAGGCTGTTATTTTGGGGCTTGACTTTCTTCATGTTTGCGATAGTACACCAAAATTATTTTTACGCACGCGACATTGCTTTGTTGATTGCCGACTGCGGAACTCTCAGGGTCAGCGTGCTGCTCGGTGCGAAGGCCATCACAAAAGCATCCGCAAGGTTCGGCGAAGGCACCGGCCCTCCATCCCGCGTGGTCTTCGCCAGGTCTTGCTTGCTCTCTACCTTCACGCGTCCGTTTTTGTCGAAGTCCCTACGGGGCGTCGACAATTCGGTTTTCAGCTTTTCCATTTTGGGCATATCACTTGAAATGCTAATCAGCTCATCGTCCGGATACTTCTCTCCGCGGTTGATCGCATTGTACGTATTTCTAAAACGGTCGGCGATGTTCCACCATGATTGGGCTTTCAGATTCGAGAAGAAGTCCTTGTTCTTGATTCGGTCCATGCGATCGCTGGCATAGAAATCCTCAGGCCTTTCGACCGCAGATCCAGCATTGAACTTCGAATAGCGAATCTTTTCAAACTGGCCGCGCGATTGATTCAGTTCGTCGAACTTTGCCCCGGCACTGGCGCCTACGCCGATCGAGTCGTAGCGAATCTCTGCCCCACGCAACGCGGCATTCTGAAACGTTCGCGAGCACGACTTCAATAATTCGTCTTCTTTCGCGTGCCACTCGTCGCACCACAAAGCAACGCTTCCATGAGAGAAGACGTTCGCGCAAGAGTCCTCGCCGTCGTCAGCTACGTCGAAGCCGATCACTTTACGGCCCGCAGCTCCGAAGCCGAGTTTCAGATGCGCGTCAATGCTCGCCTCAATCCAGCTGCGCTTGATAACCGAGCCTTCCGTACCTTCGCGGGGCACGCCGAGATAGATATGCCGATAGTCATCTTCGGATTCGGCGCGCTTGGCCTCGATGACTTGCAGGATCGTTTGCGAGAGGAATGGGTTTTCGTCGTAGTTTATTTTACGAACAACGAAGTTGGCTGGAGGATTCAGAACGAAGCGTTGATAGGCGAAGTCAGTCGCGTAGAGCGGATTGAAAATAATCCAAATCTGTGAACCTTCCTTGCGGAACGTGGGTTCAAGAATGTCCCACTGTTCTTTCGTGAGGAACTGGGCTTCTTCGATCCAGCAAATATCGACGCTCTCGATGGATTTTATTTCGTTTAGGTTGCGAGCGAGTCCGTAGAACATGAACTCGCTGCCCGTGGTTTTGTGGAATATCGAACGGTCGGTGATTTCAAACTCATCGCGCAGGCCGAAGCGATCGATCTGAATCTTTAGGAGCGTATAGACCGATTCTGCGATCTTGTTTTGGAATTGCCGCACGCACAGAACGCGCACGCGGTAGTTGGATGCGAGAAATGAAACCATGCCGGCCGCATCCCACGATTTGCTTGAAGTGCGTCCGCCATAGAGAACACGGCCGCGCGCCGGTTTCGTCCAGAACTCCCGAAGAACAGGATTGAGCGTCGGCCTGTCGATGGCGACGGGCATCGGCTATTTTTCCTTTTTAGGCTCCGAGTAGAAATCGTTCAAGGTGCGGACGATCACCGTATCATTGCTGCCGGGCCAAGTTACTCCAATGACATCGGCTTCGATCAATTCGAGGAACTGCTGGAAGTGAGATAGGCTTCCCTTCTTCGCAGACTTGATTAGCGATTCGACCATCAGGCGCGCCTGAGTTTTCTTTTTCTTCGGGTCCAATTCTTCAGCCAACTCGCGCGCGACAACGCGGAGGATTTTTGTCGGTGGACGACCGGGACCGGGAGGGCATCCGGCCTTGAATTGCGTCGCCTTCCCTACGTCCGGGTCGACCCCGTTACGCATCACGCCTTTTTTTGCCCGTTTTTCGGCCATGCTCCCTACTTCTGTGCCGCCGGTGCTTTCGGCGCATCCACGCATTCCCAAGTATCCGTACTCAAAGTCTTGCCGTCGCTGCAGCCTTTCGATGCTGAAGCAATCAGCGATTGGAGCTCCAAGCCGTCCGCCTGGTTTTGCTGTTGAACCTTGGTGTACTCGGTCTGGAGCTGGCTGATTTCAAGATTCTCACGCAGGACTTTGTTTTCCAGTTGCGTGATTTTTAGTTTGTCTTCAGCTGTGATAGAAGGCGCACTCGCGCTCTTCGGAGGGTCCGCCTTCTTGTCTTGAGAAAATGCGGCTACGGCCAAAAGCGAAACTGCCACCAGTGAAATCAGACTCTTCATGCTGTCTCCTTTTTGTTTTGAAATGTTATCACACCCTGAAAAAGTGGAAATCTCCCACATCCAAAACATGCGTCGAAGGCGTAGCCCAATTCGGCACAATACTTCCCGAATAGTAGCTCGTGCAGCCCTGTACGGTATCTTCTTGCGTACCGTTCACTACGGACTCGGCGATCGGCAGAATGCGCGCAATCGCCGAGTCCGCATCCGAAACACCGAACAGCAAAGCATTGGGATCGTCCTGGTTCCAACTCGAATACTGATAAATCCGCCGGCCGTTCACGATCGCGCTGTGCGTAATGACAGCAACGTAGTCATTTGCCGCGTGGTCGTTCCACCACTTCGCGATCAGCGTGCGATTGCGGATCGAGCAGGCAACTGCGATGATCGCATCGTCT